TCTCCCCTGACCTTTGCGCCTCGGTGCAGCATTACGCCGCCGCCAGGGACTTCACCGCAAAGCAGGCTCTGTCCCACATCGTTTCTAAGTTCTTCGGTTCATGCTTCAAATCACCGCAGTCGGCAATCTCGCAGCCGACCCTGAAGTCCGCCAAGTAGGCGACAACGAAGTCGCCAACTTCACGATCATCTGCAACAAGAAGATCAAAGGCGAAGACCACACCTCGGCACTGCGCTGCGCAGTCTGGGGTCCGCGAGCCAAGGTCGTCACCGACTTCCTCACCAAAGGCTCCCAGGTCACCGTCACTGGTCAGGCATACATCGAGACCTACGAGACAAAGACTGGCGAAACCCGCGCCAACCTCAACGTCGCGGTTAACGACTTCTCACTGCCTCCTAAGCCTCGGGTTGAATCCGATTCAATGCCGTTCTAGTGTCCCGGGGGGCTTGCCCCCCTTTTTTATGGTTTCATGCCTGACCCGCTCCGCGATTACCTAAATCAGATCGGCAAAATTCCGCTCCTGACTGCAGCGGAAGAAATCGAACTTGGCAATTCCATCCAGCGCATGATGCCGCTGCTGGAGAAGCCAGATCTGACCAAGGACGAGCAGAAGATCATCCGTATCGGCAAGCGCGCCAAGAAGCGCATGGTGCAGGGCAACCTGCGCCTCGTGATCAGCGTCGCCAGCAAATACAACAAGATGACCAGCCGCCTGTCGATGCAGGACCTGATTCAAGAGGGAAACATCGGCTTGATCCGCGCCGTCGAGATGTTTGATCCCTCCAGGGGCTACAAGTTCTCGACCTATGCGTACTGGTGGATTCGCCAGGGCATCATGCGCGCCACCCAGACCCAGGACCGCATGATCAAACTGCCGAGCGGAGCGCCGGACGGCTTGCGCAAGGTCAAGTACTTCATGATCGACTACCAAAAAGAGCATGGCGTCATGCCAAGCCTCAAGGAGTGCGCCGACTTGATCGGCGTGCAGCCGGAGACGATGCGGAATTATCTGCAGGCATCAGAAGACGCCACCAGCCTTGACGCCAAACCCAGATCAAGAGCTGACGACGGCAGTCAGATCCTTGACCTGATCCCTAGCACCTACGGCGCGGCAGACGAAGACCTGGAGCTGGACACGGCAACGCTCGCCATCAAACGCGCCTTCAAGGAGATGACGGAACGGGAGCGCACCATCATCACCATGCGCTACGGGCTGGATGGTGAAGAGCCGCTATCCAACCCAAGCATCGCCAAGAAGATCGGCATCCACAAAGAAGCCGCCCGCAAACTCGTCCACCAGACCGAAAATAAACTCCGCGACCTGCTGATGGATAGACCGCCGGGAAAGTCGAAGCGACAGAAGAGCAGCTCCAGCTTGACCTGGGGCTGGAGTTGAACGATGGGAATCAGCCAAAAGTGCCCTGAGTGCGGGTCAGCCAGGACCAAGGTGGTGATGACAAAACCAGTCGAGAACGACGGGACGCTGCGCCGCAGACATTGCGCGACATGTGACTATCGCTGGTACACCTACCAAGATCCAGAGAAGATGGTGCAGTCCCACCAGGTCGTCTGGCGGCACAGGCACTACGTCCGAGTTCTTCAACTAGATGAAACGAGAAACCCTTCACCTGCAGGGTGATATGACCGTCGAAACCGGGAAGGATTTCAACGGTCGGTTTTTTATCGCCTACGCCCGTGGCGCCAGCGTCTTTGTGCGGGAGCACAAAGAAGTCCGCCAGTTCCTCAAGCTTGCGCCAAAGACTAGAAGCCGCGACGCACTCGACTCATGGTTCGTCTCGCTATCTCTAGGAGACCAAGGACATAGCCCAGAGCCCACAGGACCGGACCTAGGACTTTCAGAGCGAGCGAAAGCAGAAGGTTTTGGTCCTGAGTGCCACCTGGATGAGAGCGATCCGAATCATCAAACCCGAACTGTTGTCTGACATGAGCGCAGGCGACAGGATCAACGTCTTCCAGTTCGCTGAGCTCTGCCTTTAGCTCCAGCTCGGCGATATGACGGACGGCTTGCTTGATCAGCTTTTGCTGGAAGGCATTTTGCTTTGATAGCGCCGCGCAAAGGTCACGGACCTGGCTTTCGTCGCTGGAAGCAAGTATGGATCTTGCTTGCTGTTCAATGCGCAGCTCTTCCTCCATGGTTAGGTTGACTACCATCCAGTCTCCCCAAGTCATGTCGGAATGGCAGCATGATTTTCAAGATAGCTGCATGAATCCGCCCAAAATTGAAGAAATAGAAACAGAAAGCGGTAAGCGCTGGAGAGTGATTTACGCCGGGATGGTGAAAGATCACCGGCAAGAATGGCAGGCGCATCGTCATTACAACGAAGCCTGCGAGGTCTATGGGCAGCAGCTAGGACTCCGTCGCTGGCTGGAAAAGTAAAGGCGGAGCAGCATCAACAAGGATTGCCCAGCCACTGCGCGGTCCTTCTACTTGCCAGCGGTGCAGGAAGTCTTCGCGGTCATAAAAGACGCCAGCACCTTCGCCACGCTTGAGCAGCTTGCCGCGTTCAATGTCGTGCTCGCCTCTGGGGTCGTGAACGATGAAGAAGCGATCGGTGTAGCCGATGATCACAGCCCAGTGACCAAAGCCTTCGGCGGGGCGCCCGGTGCTGATGTCTCCCTTGTGAAGCCAACCGACGGCGATCGGTCTGCCGCTGTCGATCTCGGCTTCAATCAGATCCTCGGTGCCATCACGCACGAACTCAGCCTGCAAGCCAACTTCTGACAATGCCTTGAGCTGCGCGCTGACCTCCACGGTGTCGCCGTACTTGATGCGCACCCGGTCGTAATCCTCGTGCTCAGCGATCACGCCATAGTGCGCGGCGATCATCGCCATGGCTGTCGTGAAGCACTTGCGGTAGCCGTTCTTCAGCTCGTACTGACTGAAATACGGCACCTTGAACGGGACTAGCTTGCCCCCGCTTTTCCAGATCTCGAACCACTCAGAATCATGCTCCAGAAGCTCTGGAGGCATGTCCTCTTGCAGCCTTTGGATCGCAGCGCGCTGATGCGGGCTGTTATCGAAGTACTGGAAGAACTGTTCGAGACGGATCATGGCTGAAGCAAGCCAGTCCAAATACATGCTGATCAGTCGTTGAATAATGCTCGGGCGAGCATGTCGCACAACTGGTCGTCGATTTTGTTGTCGGTCTTCTCGACCATTGCGCGGCAAAGATCAAGGATCAAATGCTTGACCGCGTCTGATTGCATGAAAGCAAACAAGACCGGACGGATTAAAGCAATCATCGCCATTCGGCAGTTGGGCGAAGTCTAGGGTTGTTTTACTGACCCTTCAAGGCGGGCGATCTTCTGCTCTGCTGCGCTCAGCCTGGAGAAGATCTCAACCCGCTCTGACCGCAGGTCGTTGTGCAAATCTTCGAGGCGGTTGTTGATGGCTTCTACGCTGGAGGTCAGTCGTACCAATGAATCCCGGCGTTCGGCTCCCCTGCGGAGTTGGGTATTGACCCCTAGAAACGCTGCGGAAATCGTTGCGCCGACGGCTGCAGCAGCGAGCTCCACCACGTTCCTCAAAAGCCTCTATCCATCATGGCGACTCCTGAAGAACAGAATACGAATCCAGAAAAGGACGGGGTTCATTTGGCAGATATTGTCCGCCTGATGGTTCTGGGGTGGTCAGCAACACTGCTGACTGTGTCCTATTTAAATCTGTTCCCCAACATGAAGATGGACTCAACGTTTATTGCGAGTCTTCTTACTGGGGCAATGGCTGGATTCGGAATTGAGCGAAAGACAGGCAATCAAACAAAGAAGGAACCACCTACAGTCAAGGGGACACCTGCTAAGGCAAAAGATGCGCAGGCTTCTGCCCCTGGTAGTTCTGCTGGCAGCTAGCCCTGCTCACGCAGACATCGTTCACAAGATCCAGTCAAGCGTTCAGCTCACTGTTGATGCCGCCGCAAGTGCAGCCACCCGAGTTCCCACCGTCTACTCCGTCTCCGGATCAGGAGCTTCCACTACTGATGGAAGCAACGCTGGCGCTCTCGGCGGTTTTGGGGCTGTTAGTAACGGTGTCCCTGCTATCACCACCATCACTGCAACTCAAGCCAGTTCAGGAGATGCCTTCTCGTTCTCTACCAGCTACATAGAGGGCGACAGCACCAGCACGACTAGCACCACCGTGACCAGCGGCGTTGTTGGCAGCCTGCCCCTGTTTGGCAATACCACCACGACCGCAGGCGGTGTTGCTGGCAGCCTCGCGGGCACGATTGATTCGGCGCACGGCATGACCGTCACGGCTGGCGGTGCTGGCACTTCTGCTACCGGGCAGATGGTCACCGAGATCCGGATCGACTGATGCGCTGGCTGCTTCTGCTGCTGGTGCTTCAGGCACCCGCCGTAGCGATGCCGGTTGTGCCGAACTTCCGCACGGGCACAATGACGAGCCGGACGGAATCAACAACGCAGGTCACCGAAACTATCCGCTCGGTTGACTACGCCACCGGCTACACCTATTCAGCAAGCGGCTCAGGTGTCCAGCACTCGGGAACTTCAATCCTCCCCGGCGCTGGTCCTGTCCAAACCCAAACGATTGACGGCGTCACATCCTCGTGGACTGGACTAGCTCTAGAAGACAAGCCAACCTGGTCGATGACAACGCCAGGCGCATCATTCCAGTT